ATACGCTTAAGCTCAGAGATCGTAATGGTCTTGATGTGTCCAGCGTATACGAGGTCGTCAAACGAAGGGTCCTCCGTGTAGCTATGCACAAACTTCTCTGGATCTACATACTCAACACGAATGCCTATGTTCGGATCATTAGATCTCTTAACGACAGACATACCAAGGGCAACCATGTCATTAACGCAGCGTCTAAATATGCCGTCATTGAAATTGTTCCAGGAAAGCGTAAGGTTGGTTGCGATCTGCGCAGAGATCTCTCCGTCAGTCTTAACGTTGCTATCAAGGTAGATTTCAGCCTCCTCCATAGTCTCAGGCAACTTATCTGGATCGTCGCCCAAAATAAGCCCGCCTGTAGTTTCCTTCAGCTTCTTGAGCTCATCTCTAAGCTCTACCTGATTTTTAATTCTGCGCTTCTCGTTGTTCTTTTCCGACGAAGAGAACGGATCAATAGCCTCTAGGTTGGGATATGGATTCTTTGAAAGAATCTTGTTCACTACGATGCGAACAAATTTGGGGAGAATCGGTACTGGGGTGTAGTCCAGATTCATCAAGCTGCCGTCCCCTGAGTTGGGGTCGACATTGTTTAAAAGCCTCTTATAAATGGAGGTGTCCTGAATACCTAGCGAGTACTTCCTATTTCTCTGAAATACCTTCCTTCTCCGCTTCTGAAGCGAGTTCTTATCGGATGATCCCCTCCACTGGGCCTCGATCGCCTTCGCGTATTTCATCCCATACCTCTTATCCGCTTTTTTCTCAGCAGGAAGTAGAGGGTCAGGGAAAGATTTGTTGGCCTTAGAGTTGCTGTACATTTATCCCGATTATAGTGCAAATATAACAAATCATCCTATGGGCTTATAACGCCTAAAGAATTTGACTTCTGAGAAGTCTTTTTTTGGTTTTGCTTTGACTTTTTGCGCAGCGAGAAGGGCAAGCCCAGAGGAGATCGTAAGGTCAAACTTGGTTCTGTTGTCTATCTGAAAACCAATCCAATCCTCTAGGGTTCTGTTGAAGTACATGTTGCCGTAATCGCCAGTTTCTCTGTTAATACCAACATAGTCATGCACATAGGCCTCGATCGCATGAGCATGAGACTGAATTACATCCTGAGAGTTTGATGGGATACCCTTTGTCTTAACCTTTACGGCAGAGGAACCAGACGACAAATGAGATGGTCTATCCATTAGATATCCATCGTAACCCCTTGATTCAAAGTATCTTGCAATGCCGTACTTGTTGTTTTCAATCAACAGTGGGTAACCGTAGAAAAAGGCAGCCATCAGGCAGTCCTCGTAAAAAATCTTAGCCAAAGGCGGACGGGACGCATACTCCAGCACAAACATGTTCGATGGGTGCTCCATGTGAAACTTGTTGTACAGGTGTAGCGCTCCTTTCGACCCCCGTCCATCGACGGTGGCGTCAAGGTCGTAGGAGTCAACCCCGCCTACCCCCAGCTCTGCATTAGGTGCAATACGTTTGCCTCTTTCTTCTTTCTTGATGTTCCTCAGCTCTTCGGGTGGCATCCAAGCAACCTTGAACCTACCCTTGGGGTCTGGGTCAAAGAACACCTCGGTGTCTTGCTCACCGTTCTTCCAGACAAAGTTACCCCTCACGACAGGGTTAGGGAAGAGGTCGTCGTTGTACTGTATCTGCTCGTAGATATGCCCGATGTTGAACAGACTACCGTCGATGCTATCTCGAAACGCCTCGTCGGTGCTGAACGGGAACTGTCTCGTTACCTCATTAAGCTCCGAAGGATCTCCTTTAAGGCTCTCCCTTTCGTTCTTGAGATACGTCTTCGCCCCGACAAGAATACTATCCCCATCAAGACCATCCACAGGAGTATCAGGATCGTCAACGATTGGCCGTCCGTGCTGGTCAAAAAATCCTTCAAGTGACTCATAGGCTGGTATAAATAAGCGGTACAGACCTGACCTGGTCCTACCGTTTGCGTTTCTTTCGTCAGGGTTGGAGTCCTCCCACAGGTCCTTGTACTCCTTGCCACCTTTATCCATAGGGTTGACAGTGCTACCGACCAAAGCCTTCCCCACAATCTTCCTACCTACAATCAAACACGTGCGCTGGATTCTCCATGCATCACGTATGTCAGTGGGCTTCTCCCACTTACCTGCCTCGTCAAGATACAGCAGGTGTAGCTTCTCTCCGTCGTATGCGTTGTTCGTTGTGTTCTTCCAGTTGATCAGCGTATTAAGAGCCTCGCCCGTCTGCGTAGTCTTATTCTTCTTCGTGATTCTCTTACTCGGCTCGCGAAAAGCCAACTCCATGCGTGGGTTAGTGGTGCCATCCTGAATGGGTTTGAAGAAGAAGGGGTAGTGCCTAAACATGTAGACCACCTTCTTCATGAAAATATTTTCTTGAGCGTCCTTACCAGTCTTCGACTGTATTCCTAGGAGCTTGTCTTTGACCTGTGTGGCTTCGTCAAGAAGGACAGACGAGCAGATATTCGTGTACCCGCTACGCCTGCACTTCGTATAAAGTTGTCCGATGCATCTCGGATCCGCCTCACACGCAGACAAATGTAAGAAAATTTCTCTTTGGAACTCAAGATAGTCTGGATAGCCGATGTCCATCTTGGTCCACTGCAGCATCATGTAGTGCCTGCCCGTAATATATGTAGGCCTGCCGTCATTGTAAAACCAAAAGCCCTCACGCCTACGGCGAAACTCCTCCTCGATATACGGACGAAACTTCTCTCGGAACTCTCTTGGCGCCTCAGCCCACTCGTCCATGCTCTTAATCCTAGACAGCTCCTTAGGCATAGGAACCCTCTCCCACAACTGCATGTGGTTTGGAAGTCCATGTCCTGCAATCTCCTCCTCGGCAGGCTGAGCGGGAAGTGCAATGTCAAGATCTCCAATCCTAACACGCTCTCCCTCTGTACCGTTGGGGCAAATCTGGATAATATATTCATCAGAATACTTGCCCATACCTATTGCTTCTAAAGCTAGGGGCTCCAGTCTTTGGGTCTTTCAATGACATGTACTTTCCACACGGGCACTTCACGTCGTGGACAGCTTCCCCGTCTACGATCTTGATGGATGCAGAGTCCCTAGACTCTTCGTGTTCCTTGCACTCACATACATATTTTGCCATGATACATTGATATTGATTCATTGTACACCTGCAGGGACTCGAACCCCGAACCTGCACATTAGAAGTGTGCTGCTCTATCCAGTTGAGCTACAGGTGCATGTCCGCGAGGTGGGGCTTGAACCCACATGTCACCAGTTACCCTTTCTACAAGGTATAAGCTTGAGGGGATACTCGCGGTATAAAATTACTTAGAAAACCTCTCAGCAAAGCCTCCTGAGTAATCTTTTTCCTGACCTATCTCTCCGCTGTCCCTGAGATCTTTTACCATCTGTTCAAGCCTCTGCCTCTCGATGATGAGCTCCTTACAGTCCACAGCTGTCTGCTTAATAGACTGAAGCTCAGCCTTTCTAGCAGCACCGCCTGCGTCTGGATCGACAGGCTTCTTGACCTCCTCGATCATGTTCTTGATCGCCACCTCCATGCTACGCATGAGGTTCTCCGATGCTTCAATCGTTGTGAACTTCTTCCTCGACATAGAGCAGATCTTCAGCGCGTGTTCTGTAATACTCCTTCCCGTCAATCTTGATCCTGTAGTCTCGGTTCTTTGCAAACCCTACCACATCACCAGGATTCAAACCCATGTAGTCTGTTTCCTCGTTGCCATAGACAAGACGACCCTTGGTGGGTAGCTTCTCGTTGAGCACCACGGTCTCCAGGAGCTCAGAGGTTACGTCCTCCTCTTCCTCCACGGCCTCAAGAAGCGTCCACCCACCGAGAGTCTTTATCTCGCCAGTCTCCTTGGACTTGAACGCGATGGCTTGAGAGTTGATCGTTGTGGGGTCGAACTTCACGATGTAGTGATCGTCGTCACCCGTAAGAGGTTGCCCGCCCTGCATGACGACAAGGTGATGAAAGTACAGGGTGTCACCTGGCTCTACGCCTGTGTCGTACTTAAACGGTGCTGCCACCACGGGACCTTCTGTAATCCTGTACTGGAACTCACCACCCTCGAACCTCGTGTCTATGTAAAGCTGAAGTCCGCTGTCAGTGGAGATGGTGTCGTTGATGAGCTGCTTCAGCTCCACGACGAAGAAGTTGAACGTTTTCATTGTGTGTTGGATTGAATTTCATTTCTTGTAGGGAAACAGCTTGTTTAGCTTCTCCTGCCTCTTCTTGCAGCCACAGTCCTTGACGAACTTGTTGACCACCTTGGTAACCCCCATGGCTTCGTTAAACCTGGCAATGCTATCGCCAAGACCTTTAGGGATCTGCTTCATCAGAAGTCTAGGTCGAACTCCACCATGCAGGGCATCTCATCGATAGCCTTCCACAGAACCTGACCATCCTCCCTCTTGATGTACACGAGGTATCTCTTCATCTTGTGTCTGTACAGATGCTCCTCGTCGAGCACGATTGCAGACACGTTGCCACTACCTGCCCTCATGCCCACGTAATAAGCCATCCCGTCCTTGGGGTTCTGGCCGATCACGATCTTTCTAATAAGTCCTTCCATTTCAATTCAGTGATATACCCAGCCCGTCCAGTAAGTCGTCGATGTCTGGATCGTCATCGTCCTTCGGGGAGGGTATGAATGTTTCTTCCACAAAGTTAAGGAGACTTAGCATCTCATCCTCGGTGTCCATGTTGTAACTGTAGATGGCTTTCAGTCTCTTGTCGCCAGCTTCGTCCTCCTCAACAAGGCCTGTAACCATCAAGGACAACACCTCGTCACGTATTCCGTACTTCTCGATGATGCGCTCCACCTCGAAAGCAACCCTCTGTATCTCTAGCAAGAAGCCTTCTTTGTCCATATCTTTGGTTTTATGGCGATTAGGAAGGGATCCAAGAAGCGTCTCTTCAGGGAGTTCTCCCCTCTAGATCAAAGGTACGTCAAAAGAAACTACCTCAAACACCTGAGAACTACCGTGAGAAACTTCTGCATGAAGAGGGACATCTTCGAGAGAGAGCTCATGTTCTTGCTGTGGGCGTACGACCTGGAGTTCTTCACCATCAAGCACGCAGCCAAGGA